ATTTATTTAATTTAATTTTAATTATTTTAGCTGGTTTTTTTAAATATTTAGAAACTCCGGGATAATCTTTAGCTTTAATACCTTTTTGTCTAATAATATTTAAAGATTTTTTATTATCTATTTTTGCATTAGCAACTTGAATATTACCATCATCATCAAAAGTCTTTTCAGCTTTCGTTGCTACGAAATCATCGTTTTCTTTTCTTGACATTTTTCTTTACCTTTTTTTTAATCTTTTTAGGTGCTGACATTCTAGAGTTTTGTAATCTACCTAACCCTGATCCTGCGCCTGCTGTCATTTTCATAATTAATCCTTTTTTAAAGATTTAATTATTTTCTTATTCTCACTAGCATAAGAATTAGAACCTGATTCTTTTAATTTTTTTATATCTGCATCTGATGGTGAATCAAGGTCTTTAGCTGCATCTTTTATTGCTTTCACTGTAGCTTTTTTAAATTTTTTGGACAGTTTTCTAGATGGTTCTTGATCCATGTAAACGTATTTGTCAGACATAATTAATCTTTTTTTAAAGCTTTAATCATTTTCTTATTATACGAAGAATAAGAATTAGTTCCAGATTCAGCTGTCGCTTTTAAATCTTTAATAGCATCAAGTTCACCTTTATGACTAACCTCTTTTTTATAAGGATGTCTCTCTGGTTTCTCTGGAGTTCCTAATGTACTATCTTCTCCTGGTTCTCTTTTTGACATAATTAACCTCTTTTAATTTTTTTAATAAAAGATTTATTATCAGAACTAAAATTTGAATTTCTTTTTAATTTAGATATAAAAGCTCTATTATCACCATTGTAATCAGAGTTGCCTTTAGTCTTGTCCTGAATAGTTTTTTCAGCAGCTGCATCCATATGTGGTGGATGAGCTTGTGGTCCAAAACCTGCAGCAGCTCCACTTGAATTGTACTGAACAGGAGTTTTAGTTGTATGTTGAGTTTTAGTCATTAGTATATTCCTCCAGTTATATTTAGTTTTTTCATGAAGTTTTTTTCTTCTTCTTCACGTCTTGTTTGTTGTTGTACTACTTCATCTCCAGGATCTTGCATAGCTTTCTTAATCATCGCTGCATCATCAATACATCCAGGATTTTTTTCATAAAATCTAGCATTAGCTGCTTTAACATCTTTTACACTAAAGTTTTCAGTAGTGTAATTAGGTTCTTTGCCTCGTCTAGTAAATGGGTTACTCATTTAAGTCCTCCGTTGTACTTAATTTTTTATTAAGTATAGACTGAAAACAACTGTGTGTAAAGGTCGGAAGTAACATTTCGCTAATAGGATTTTTATTATGGCCAGTAGACCAAGATAAACAAGGAACACCCTTCTCATCCCATGCTACTAGGGCATATCCTTTAATATCCATTTTATCAGTTATCTTGATACAAGCATCATGAAAAGCTTGTATTACTTGATCATCTTGTGCTTTTTCAATCTCTTTAGGACTAGGAACTTTTTTTTTTATAGGTCTATACTTATTAAGAGTAATAATGTTTGTTTTTATGGCGTTGTTTCCTCTGTTCATAAGTTTCATCTTCGGGATCATCAGGATGAGCGACTAAAAAGCCATCACGAATACGCAATAAAGCTTGTACACACGTATCATGAACATCATCAAACTTTCCATAAGGAAAAGCTGCTGATTCCTCTATTACACTTTTAGTCCAATCTTTATCTAAAGTAAACACTAATCCACCTTCAAACATTGAAGCTACTGAGTGCGTTCTAGATACCTTATCTCTATCGGGAGTATAAGTAATTACCGGTACTCCTGACCTTCTCATATCTTGTATTAATGATTGGCCTGAAGCTCTTTTCTCAATTAATACTTGATCGGGATACCATTTTTCATAAGTTTCTTGTGCTCTTTTTCTTAAATCGGGATATTCTAATCTTTCTTTCCATGCGTCTAATAATAAACATGCAGCATAAGGTTGATTTTCTTTATCTCTAGCTGTATAAACTCCCCATGTAGTACATGCAGAAAAGTCTGCGGAAGCTTTAGTAGAGAATGCAGTATCATAAGATTGAACAACATATGATAAAGTTGGAATTTTCTTTTCGGGATATATCTTCCACCAATCTCTTTTAATAATGGATCCTTCATCAGCAGCTGGTTGTTGTTGATAAAGAGCTGACCATACTCGTTCTCCTACTGTACTTCTAATTTGTTCTAAAGCTTCTTTCGAATAAGCTTCAGGCCATAACGCATTTCCTTTTGAATCTATTGCTGGTAAATCTAAAATTTTCCAATCTTCTTTACTTTCATTTAAAATATGACCAGCTAAATCATCTTGGTGCCATCTAGTTTGAATTATAATTATTTTTCCACCTGGTTGTAAACGAGTATAAGCAACTGACTTATACCATTCAATTAAATTTTTTCTTTGGACTTCTGACTCTGCATCTTCTCTTCCTTTAATCGGGTCATCTATAATTAATAAATGTGCACCTCTACCTGTAATTGCTCCTCCTGCACCTACAGCTGAATAAGTTCCTCCTTGCATTGTATGAAATCGTTTAGCTGAAGTTGAATCTGATCGAAGGCCTACTTGTGGAAATACATTGTTAAAGTCTGGACTAATAATTTGATTACGGACCTTTCGTCCAAAGTCATCTGCTAGTTCTTGCGCATAAGTAGATTGTATAACAAATTCATTAGGATTATTTCCTAGATACCAAGCTGGAAAGAACTCGGAACATAACATTGACTTTCCATGTCTTGGCGGCATAAAAACTGCTAATCTAGTTATTTCTCCTTTTTCTAAAAGTTCTAGATTTTTTGCAATTAATTGTATATGAGCAGGATCCTTATATTGAGGATATACATGTTTAGCATATTGTAATAAAGTTTTACGAGCTTCAGAAGTAGAAAGAAGTTTATTTAAATGTTCTACTACTTCACCTGCACGTTTATCTTTTGTTTTTTTGTATATCTGAATAGCTGACTTTAACTGTTCCTTGATCTGGAGTTTTTGCATTCTGTAATCCTTGTCCTACTGCTCCTTTTACTCTATAATCTTCAAAAGCTTTAGTTAATTTTATAAAAGGCTCTACTTCTTTTTTAACAATTTTTTGCCAATGTAAAGAAGGTTGTCCTATTTTATCTAAATACCAAGCTAATTTAGAAGCATCAGCAAATCTTTGATTTATCATTTTTTGATGATGTAAGTCTCCTTCTTCTTTGGGGTTTCCTTCTTTATACACTCTACTTTTAAAAATTTCGTCATCATTATTTCCTGTTATATCAGCTCTATCATGTAAAACTTTAACTGGTACATCTTGAAGAACATCTAACATATAAGCAATCTCTGAGAGCCACGCATCATTTTGGCCATGTAAACTTAAATGATCTAGACATCTAAACCAATCCCAGGGTACAATAGGAAAGATACTGTAAGGATGACCAGTTGATTCTTTTACTCGGAGCAATTTAAATTGGCCATCAAACTTTCCTATTTCTGAATCCCAATCTTTAGTTTGCATTATAGCATCGTCATTAAAGATCATGATCCATGTACCTTGAGCATATACAGAGAGAGCATTATTGTATCTGTGTAAATTTTCGTAACCTAATCTTTTAAACTTAATTACTGATCTAGCAGGATGTTTAATATCTTTTAAAAAATCTATACTTTCTTTATCATCGTCATCTACTCCATAAAGTAGTTGAATCTTATCTGGCTCTTTAGCATTATCTAATAATGATTCTGTACATTTCTTAATTAAAGGAATTCTTTTTCGAGTAGGAAGTAAAACTGATATGGACATACTTCACCTTATTCTGTTTATAAGAATATATAAACAAAAATATTTGCCCACCGTCCACCCTGTTTCAAGTAAGTCTCCCTACCATTTAGTAAAACAGCACCTAAATTACCGAACAGAAATTATTTTTTATTTCGTAAAGAAACTATTAAAGTTCCGTAATATTCAGTAATTAGGTTCAGTGAAACAATTATTTTTTGTAGTATCCAAGATATTAATAAA